CATTTGGGGCAAACATCTGGAATATGCCGGGGATTGGTGATGCAGTCAGTTTGGGTGCTGAAGCAAACTATGATTTAATGAAGTTGTTTCATCAGAACAAACCTACCAATTCAACAACAGGTCGTAAAAATCCAACTGTAATTAATGGAAGTTGGGGATATCAGGCAGCATTTTCTTCAGGTAATACTGTTTCATATAAGTTTCAAGGTAGCACAGGAACATTTACAGGTAATGATTCTGTGAGTAATCAAGTGACTGCGATGAAAGATGGATTAAATAATCAAGTGACTGGTGCTTATCGATCATGGTCTACATCATCAAGATCAAACTCGACTGACACTGCAGCAACTGAAATGATGGCAACAGGTGTGATATATGTTGCTGCTGCTGGAAATAATAATCAAAGACTTGGTGTTGGTGCAGATGATGTGGATCGTTTAAATTATTTGTCAGATAATTATTATAGTACAACAGATCCGAGATCAGAGTTTCCATCAGGAACCGTACCATGTAATCATCGTGACTGGATGAATCCACAGGGTAATGGTTTCGATAGTACAACTGATTTTCATCCAACCATATGTGTAGGTGCAATGGAAGAGTATGTTGCAAACGGAACACTTCCATATTCAGGATCGACTGCACTTGCAGAAACAAAAGCATCCTATTCCAATAATGGGCCCGGTATCGATGTCTGGGCACCTGCTGATGAAACATTATCTGCTGGTACTAATGGGGTGTCAAGTTATGAAGACTTTGCCAGACCTGATGATGGAATAAACTATACAAGTAGCACGACTGGCTCTGATTATTTTGATAGTAATTTTAATGGTACATCTGCAGCAGCACCAGTGGTCACGGGTTTGATTGCACTTTATTTGGAAACAAATCCATCCGCAACATCTAAACAGGTCAAAGATTTTCTCTTTGAACAGGGGTCAGTTGTGGTTGCTGATGCTCTATATGCTGATCAGTATTCTGATGATTCTCAAACAACTTATTGGACAGGATCATTTAATATGAGAGGTGCTCAGAAAAGAATACTTCGTGATAAGACTGCAAGTCCAACTGAACCATCAATCAAAGGTGTCACCGTAACTGGTGTATCCATTAAACAATCATAAATAACTAAAAAGTATATAAATGGCAGATAAGAGTTTTGGTGTAAAGGAATTAAATTTACTGAATGCTTCAGGAACACCAACAGTCACTAGTCCTAATAATCTTAATCTTAATGCAAACACAGTTGCAATAAGCACATCTGCTACTGTCGGAAATAATTTAACAGTTACAAGTACAACTAACTCTGCAAACTTAAATGTAACTGGTATCGGAACTTTAACAAGAGCATTTGCAACAGACTTGTCTGTCTCTGGTGTCACTACAATCACAGTGCCAGCAAATGCAAATCCACATTCATCATGGGATGTTGTTAATAACAGTTCATCTGCATATCGATTTACTGGCCCCGGACAAGATGGAGCAGAGGATAATCCAAACATTTATTTGGTAAGAGGACAAAGATATGTCTTTAAAATGAATGCGAGTGGACATCCATTCCAAATTCGTGTCGCAAATGGTGGTGCAGCATATAGTGATGGAGTCACTAATAATGGTTCGCAAACAGGAAATGTAGTTTTCAATGTTCAACATGATGCACCTGCACAACTTTTCTATCAGTGTACATCACATGGATCAATGGTTGGTAACATCTATATCGTAGGTGGCCCACAAGTTATATCTGGTGTGGTAACTGCAACTACATTTGTCGGAAACTTGACTGGTAATCCAACTGGTAGTGGTGCAAACTTAACTAACTTACCAGCAGCAAACTTAACAGGTACACTTCCAGCAATCAGTGGTGCAAACTTAACAAGCATCTCAGCAGATGTAGTTAATGACACTTCACCGCAGCTGGGAGGTGACTTAGATACTAATACGAAAAATATAAAATTTGGAGATTCTGCAAGTCATGGTGCATCGGGTGATGACACATTAATTTTTGGTGCGGATGATGATATGAGGATGTATCATGACGGAGCCAATGGTTTCATTTCTAACAACACAGGTGCATTTGTAATACAAGATTCCCACGCTGGAGCAAATGCTATTGTTATCCGAAAAGGTGCTGAAGTTGAAATATTACATAATAATGTATTAGCTTTTGAGACATCTACAAACGGATTGGCATTTCCAAATGGAAAAGGTATTGACTTCTCTGCTGCGAGTGGAAGTAACGCTGGAAGTTCCTCTGCAGTTTTGGATGATTATGAAGAAGGCTCTTTTAGTCCAGCATTTAATACTACAGCTAATAATTTAACTTTTACGATTGAGAGTCAGAACTGGAACTAATGGAGCAACACTAGTATCCTCTAACGATTATCTTTCTATGACTAATAATGGTGAGACTTTCGCTGCAAATAGTTTTTGGAGATTGAATTACAATAATATTGGTAATGAAGTCGCTGGTAGTTATATTAGAGAAACTTTTAATGCAATTTTTTACTTTTATGGTTTTGAGGCAAATAAAAGATGTAGATATCATGGCCAGTCTACATATCAAAATAGTAGTGGAACTTTAGTAGGTCAATTTGTAAATGGTGCAATCACTGATGCCACAGAAGTTACTGGTCTTGAATTTTTCTCGTCATCGGGAAATATTAATCTCGGAAAATTTTCTTTATTTGGAGTTAATGGGTAATGGCACAAAAATATGTTAATGGTGAATTAGTTAATCTCACCACAGAGGAAGAAACTCAAATTGCTAATGACGCAGCAGCACAGGCAGCAGAAAAGGCTGCGACTGGTTACATAATGGATAGAAGACTTGGTGTTGGAACCACATCAGGTTACATTAGTTTGGAAAATCAATTAGACCAACTTTATCATGATATCAATGCTGGTAAGTTTGGAGCAGATGCAAAGACTGGAGAGTGGTTTGTTGGAATTACAAGTGTCAAGACTTCTTTTGCTAAACCATCATAAATAACTAAAAATATAATGTCAAGTAATTTAAAAGTCAACACAATATTACCATCAACAGGAACTACCATAGGGATAGGAACTGTCGGTGGTTTAATTAATATTGTAGGAAATATCGATGTAAATAGCACATCTGGTATTTCAACTTTTAATGGTCTTGAAATATCAGGTATTGTGACTGCGAAGGCTGGTGCTGCAGTAACTTATTATGGTGATGGATCAAACTTAACTTCATTACCAGCACAAGCAACTATAGCAAACAATGCCGACAACCGAGTAATAACTGGTGGAAGTGGTGTTAACTTAAATGGCGAGGCAAATTTCGTTTTTGATGGTACTAATTTAGGTGTAGGTCAACCAAATCCAGAAAATAATAGTAATTTCACAACCCTTACTTTAAACCATGCTACTAATGGAGGTGTTCTTTCTTTTCAAAAAAATGGTAGTAGAAAAGCATTACTATACAATGATACAAGCACAGGTGATTTAGTTATTCAAAGCGAAGCTAGTAGAGATTTACGATTCTATACAAATGGAGGCAATGAAAGAGTTCGCATCGACTCAACTGGTCGAACGCTAGTTTCTGGTACTTTAGGGTATGGTAATATGCCTTTTGGTGGAAATCCAGCAAACGCAGCAATACAAATAAGATGTAATAGCAAATATAACGGTATTGCTTTTGGAGAAAATGCTGTTAGTGGATGTATTGGTTTAGGAGGTGCTGACACTACCACAGCAATGGTCTTTACAGCAAATGCTCACCCTGCAAACTTGGGTGGTGGCACTAAAGACATATTTGAATGGTGGTCAGGAAATGCTGGAGGTGGTGGGCCTAGTAAGTATATGACTCTTGATACTGGTGGTCATCTTGCATTAACCAGTGGTAATTTAGAATTTGCGAATGGTGCTGGTATTGACTTTAGTGCTGTTCCTGATGGTAGTAGATCAATAGGCACGGATGGTAACAAATTTGACGATTATGAAGAAGGCTCATGGACGCCAACTATACAAGTTCAAAGTGGTTCTTTTAGTACTTTTAGTTATCAAGAACAACAAGGTCATTATATTAAAGTTGGTAAACTAGTAACAATCTTCCTTAGATTGAGGTTAGGTACTGTATCTGGTAGTGGTAGTGGTAATGTTTATATACATAGTCTTCCTTATGTAAACCATAATATTAATAATGGTTCTGAAGGAGCTACTTTTAGTATAAATTATTATAGTCATATGGGTGGATTAGGTAATAGAGTTCCAGTTGGTTATGTGCAACAAAATTTATCACAAATTGTTATCGTATCTGGTGGTCAAGGTAATGGTACTACTAGTTGGAACGCAAATAATTTAAATGGTACTAATGGTTGGCAAGTTTACGGTGCTGCATCATATCAAACAGCATAAATAATATTGCCTAAACCAGTTTAGTTCGGAGGACAATCCTAATGGCACTTGCAGAATCAATTGAATACGATAAAATAGAAGTCGTTGGTCAGTACAAGCATGTACAGGTCAGAAAAAGCTACAGTCATCAAAAAAGACGGAACAGAAATTACAAGATCTTTTGAAAGATTTGTTCTTGATCCCGGAACATTAGATGCATCTGATAACCTTGTTGATAATCCATTAACAAAAGAACCAGATGGTACAACAGATATTGCAGACGAAGTTAAAGCAGTATGCACAGCAGTCTGGACAACAACAATTAAAGATGCATGGAAAGCAAAGTTGATTGCTGATAAACCAGCATAAATAACTAAAAAGAAATATGCCCTATATTGGTCGCGATTTAAGTCAAGGAAACTACCTCAAACTGGATAACATTGAGTCCCAGTTTAATGGGAGTAAGGTATCTTTTGATCTGACTGCTGGTGGATCGGCATTTTTTCCCGGATCATCAATGGCACTTCTTGTGTCAGTTGGTGGTGTAGTTCAAGAAGCAGAGACTGCATATACAATCGATCAATCAAGTATTGAGTTTGCATCAGCACCAAGTGCTGGTGATGATTGTTATATTATTGTAATGGGTACATCAATTGGTGTATCCGTTCCTGCAGATGGATCTGTGACAATGGCAAAATTGGCACAGAGTGGAATTGATAGATTATCAAGTGTAGGAATACAATCAGGTGGTACAACCATTGGAACTGGTGTCACCTTTATTAATTTTAGTCAATCAGGATTAACAGCAACAGTCTCTTCAGGTATTGCAACAGTTAATCTTGGTGGTAAGACAGACGAAGAGATACAAGACATTGTTGGTGCAATGTTCTCAAGTAATACTGAGACAAACATCACAGCAACTTATCAGGACTCAGACGGAACGATTGATTTAGTTTCTGATAAATTAACAACAGAAGAAGTTCAGGACATTGTTGGTGCAATGTTCAGTGGAAATACAGAAACAAATATAACAGCAACCTATGAAGACTCTGATGGAACAATTGATTTAGTTGTTGCAGGTGGAGGTAAGTTTGTATCATCTTCTTCAGGTATTCATACTGCATCGAATGTAGGTATTGGTACAACACAGTTCACAACTGACATGGTTGGAGCAGGTAATTCTTTTCAGGGAATGTATATAAGTAACGGAATGACAATATATGATAATGAGTTAAATGGTAATCATTATATCAGCACAAACTTCAATGGACTCATGGCAGGGCCAGTCACAGTTAATGGTGCATTAACGGTCGATGGCAACTATGTTGTGGTCTAAATACTAAAAAAAGTCTTCGATAAATGGGCATTCAGATAAACGGAAATACGAATAATATAAATGCCGGTATTGGTTCTTTAAGTATTGAAGATATAAATGAACTTGATATTGTTGGTGTTGCCACTGCTGCTAATTTTAAAACAGGTATATCTAATTTACACTCTGTTGGTCTAACATTAACCGGTGGTCAAATAGATGTAGGAAGTAATATTAAAATAGGTAATGCAGGTGTTATAACTGCAACAAGTTTTGTTGGGTCTGGTTCTAACTTGACTGGTATTATATCAGATAAAATATTTGAAGGAAATACAAAAGCAGAAGTTGTAGATACTGGATCTGATGGGAAATTTATAGTTGAAACTGAAGGAACTCAACGATTAGAAATAAATTCAACAGGTAATATTACATTAGGAACTGCATCTGCTACAGGTAATAAATTATATTTCCAATCAGCATCTGGTGCTGCACAATATATTGCATCTGGTGGAACTAATAATCGAGACTTACTAATTGCATCTTCTTCTGGAACATGGTTAAGTATCACATCAACTGGTGAAGTAAATATCGGTGGCAATTTCACTGAAACATCTCATCCTTTTAACATAAGTCATTCAACTAAACCATCCCTTGCTCTTCACACGGGCACAACTCTTCGTGCTGATTTTTCTGCTACTAGTGGTATAACCAGTATTAGAAGTTATGCTAACAGTCCATTCACCATAAACATTGGTGGTTCTGGAGAAACTGAAGCACTTCGCATCACAGGAGACGGTAAACTTGGTGTCGGTGAACTTTCCCCATCAAATGCATTGCATATTTCTGGAACTACAGGTACTTCTGCTGGTGGTCTTTTAAGATTAGATGCAACGACTGGTGATAACTTTATTTTATATGATAATACTCATGATAATTCTGAATGGGGCTGTCGGAAATGATTCTGCCACAAGAGGTAATTTTGATTTTTGGTATAATAGTGGAGGTGGTTATCCCTCAAATCCAATTGTTCGTTTTAATACAACAGGTGTCACAGTACAGGGTAACACAGTCGCTGATGATAATACTTTAACTGCAATATCAAAAACTGCAAGTTCAAGTACTTATGTAGATGTATTTGTATATGATACAAGAAAGGATAGTGATGGTGGTGCATGGAGACATCGTACTACTAACACATCTTGGTATAATGAAACATTAAATACTTCAATTCGTGGTGCGAGAAGAGAATTTCCACAGGTTGCTATTGTTGCAGTAGGTGTTTCATACATTCATATATTTGATGCAGATGATCCTGATATGCCAATGTGGATGGAGTTTCCTGCTCCCTCTGGTGGTGCAAGAAATGTAATGTATGGGCCAGGCAATCCTCGTACAGTGTACATGTTAAATGGTATTCTTTGTACAGGGTCACAATCCACAAGTCATTGGCCAATTTTAATTGATTTTATTCGTGATGATATACTTGGATTAATGGAAGCAACTGGACATCAGCAATATAACGGAAGACAAGGAAATATTTCATTAAGAAACTCAGCAACATCCGATAGTGGTTTGTGGTGGCCTGGTACTATAACTGGTTCTGGAGGTGGTGCTGGTGCGACTCAAGGTGCTATGGTTACAAAGAGATGGTGGTTTGATGGTCTTCTCGTAAATAGATTTGTAACTAGCGTTGTGATGAGTGTAAGACCAGAGGCACCAATAGATAAGACAACTGGTATGCAGATCCCAACAATTTACCTTGGTTCTAGAGGTGGAGTGAGTATCATTCATTCTAATGTTGGTGATACTGGAACATCTTATAATTCAGGTGTTTATGATATTACTTCAAATAATGCTGACTATAGTGCTATTGGTGATATTACAATCACAGAAGAGGGTTTCCTTTGGGGATTATGTGACAGTTATCAAAGTTTTGCAACCTATCGAGATTCCGTTGTAATAGATCTTAAACGCCTTGATAATCAATTGAATGATATAGTGACAAGACCAGACACTGATACTATAACATCAGGTTTGAATAATCAAGGTGGTGGAAGTACAAACAAGGGTAGAGAATATTATTGGGTATCCACAGGTGGTGAGGGTGGGTCTCATAAGATTGGATATTCTAATACTTGGGGCTGCCACTATTGTAGAAAGAAATGGTTGGGGTTGTTCTGCAGGTTTTGCACTTCATACAAAACCAATTTATACTTATGATCATAAAGAAAGTAGTAGTTTTTTAGTGCGTTCTCATGAAAATCGTGGATTAGTTGCTATGATTACGAAGGATTATAATACAGGTTGGCATATGACAGGAAGCGTAATCTCATGTTGTTACATCGCTGATGGTTTAACTTCATCAATTAGTGGTGCTGATGCAATGATTGATCGTGGTCATCATGCAAGACAACTTGGTGTTACTGGAACACTTACAAGAGCAGCATGTGCAACAGGTTCAGATTTGACTTGTGTATCAGGGTTTAATAGTAGTAACCATGCTAGAACAATTAATGCAAGTTTAAATGCTGGCAACCCAATCGATATAACATTGATGGGATGGATAAAAGTTACAGATATCAGTAGTTATTCTTATCTCTGTAGTATAACAACAGGATCTGCTAATATGGGAATTGCAGTTCATTCTAGTGATTCTACAAGTGGTGGAAAACCATATTTTTATGATAGTACTCACGGATCACTACAAGGAGATAAAGGAGTAAATGATGGAGAGTGGCATCATGTTTGTGGTGTGTTTTCTTGTAGTTCAAATCGTAAAATTTTATATGTTGATGGTGTGAGAAGTGGTGGAACAGTAGCACCATCGAATGTAGATTACAGTGATTTAGATACAATTGCTGTTGGACATTGGTGTAACAATGATAATACAATAAATCATTCTTGTACAGGTTCTCTTGCACTTGTAAAACTTGGTCAGACCGATTTAACTGACCAACAAATAAAAACAATTTACGAAGATGAGAAAAAATTATTCCAACCAAATGCGAAAGCATTCCTTTATGGAAGTAGTAATGGAATTAATGCAATTGGTTATGATGAAAAGAAAGAAATATATCATGTTGGAACATCATCTGGACGCAGTGACTTCAGTGGGCTAAGTAGAATAAATAATACAACCACCGCAGTCACCACTGCTATCTCAGCATATGACGGTCTTATCGCAGAACAGTAATGGCAATTAGAGTTGAAAAACCAGCATTCAATGTAAGGGAAAAGTTAACAGAACTTGACTCTGCTTCAATCCCTTATGAGAGAATGCCAAAAGGATCTGTAATTCAGGTGCAACACAAGTATTTTACTTCTTATACATCAGTCGGTGCAACAACAACACCAACTAAATTTTTTGATGTAAACATATATCCAAAAAGAAAAAGAAGTAAGTTTCTCGTTAATGCGATTATTTACTATTCACACGGTGGCATAGGATCTTCCAATGCTGATGGATATGATTACTACTTTTATCTTTATAATAATGAACAACCAATTCATCAAAATACAAACTTAACAAGAGATTGGAATAACAGTTATAGCAATGATAATGCTTGGTACAAAACTGATGTTCCAATAGCTTCAAGCACTGCAACTCATTCTTTTAATTATTTTGCAATTCATGAAAATGTGCAGATGTTAGATGACCCACAAGATTATGAAGTTGGTGAACCAATAAATTATAGTTTAAGATTTATGTGTCAAAACACATTGATATTGAATAGGGCATTACAATCAAATGGGCAGAATGGTGGAACAAGTAGTATTACAGTAATGGAGGTTGCTTCGTAATGAATATTGCAGATGTATTAGGTACAAATTATGGTACAAAATGTTGGATGTTAACTTCACCAGATGATTATTCTGCATTGGAGTGGAAAGATGCCTCTGAAAAACCAACTGAAGAACAATTAAGAAATGAATTATCTGCGTTAGAAAATGCAGAACCAATGCGTCGTTTGCGTATTCGTAGAGATGAATTGCTAAAAGAAACTGATTGGAGTCAGGGAAAAGATGTTCCTGTTGGGATACAATCTTCTTATGTTAATTATAGACAACAACTTCGTGATTTACCAAGCACTGCTACACCTGTATTAGATGAAAGCACTGCTGTGGGTATTGCAAGTGTCACTTGGCCAACGAAACCATCCTAATAAATAACTAAAAAGATATATGTCAACTTTAAGAGCAAATGTTATCGACTCAGCAGTTAGTACTGAGTTTAAAGATACGGTCACTGCAAATGGTGATAAGCAGTGGGTGGACTCTTATGGTGTCATAAAAACAAATCGTAATAACATTGGTGAAGATGTAACCATACCATCAGGAACTAACGGACTATCAACAGGCCCAGTTTCAATCAATAGTGGTTTCACTGTAACTGTAAATGGAGAGTGGGTGATAGTATGAGTAAACTAATTGTCAACACGATTGATTCAAGATCAGCAAGCACAGAATTTAAAGATATAATCACTGCAAATCATAGTAAGCAGTGGGTAGATAAATATGGTGTAATCAAGGCATTTAAAAATACCATTGATGAAAATGTTACTATACCTTCAGGTACAAACGGTGTCAGTGCAGGGACAATCACAATCACTTCAGGATATGCAGTCACCGTTCAGGGTGAATGGAGGATCGTATGACAAGTAAGTTAGTTGTAAATACAATTGAAGCAGATACTGGTATATCATCAGTATCATTTGCAAGTAGTATCAGCATGGATTCTACTTCCAAGTTTCATTTCAGTGCAGCAGGAGTTGATATCGGTGCAGATACAAATATAAATCGACCAGCAGCAGGAGTCTTAGGTTTTAATATTAGTGGTGCAGAGAAACTTCGTATTGATACAAACGGTCATTTGAATACAAGTGGTATCGTTACAGCAGCAAACTTTAAAAGTGGTGTTACCAATGTTCATAACTTAGGAGTAACACTTACAGGTGGCCAGTTGGATGTAGGAAGTAATATTAAAATTGGAACTGCTGGAGTTGTAACAGCAACATCATTTGTTGGTAGTGGTGCAAACCTAACAGGAGTATCAGGAGTATCAGTCGCAAACCAAGCAGATAATAGATTAATAACTGCGACAGGAACAACAGATGCATTAAATGCTGAAGCAAACTTGACCCTTGGTAATAATCTTCAGTTCACTACCACTGCTAATGGTCACGCAGTAATATTAAAGTCAACAGGAAATTATTATAATAAACTTTCATTTGATAGTGGTAATACATCTGCTGGTGGTTCACTTGCATTTATTGATTTTAGTTGGGATGGCGATAAAGTAGCAGATATATTTGCAGTGGCTGGTTCTGATACAACCAATAAAGATGATGGTCATTTAGTTTTCAGAACTTCACCATCTCAAGGTAGTATAGCAGAAAGACTTCGCATAGCATCTGATGGAAAAATTACTGTTGCTGCTAATAGTGATATTAGATTTACAAACGGAACTTGGACTGGAGAGGTAGCTGGTAAGATACAACAAAATTCAAATAATTTATACATTCAAGGTGGAACTGGAGGAATTAGATTTAGACATGCTTCATCAGGAGTCAATCAATTCTCAATGACCAATGGTGGAGATTTTCAGATAACAAATGGGAATGTAGTAGTTGCGTCTGGTCATGGTATTGATTTCTCTGCTGCAAGTGGAAGTGGTAGTGGAAGTGATAGTTCGCTTTTGGACGACTATGAAGAAGGCTCTTGGAGTCCTCTTTGGTCTGATGCAACATCTGGAGGCACAACAACTTCCAATAATATGCATGGTAGATATACAAAAGTAGGTAAATTAGTAACAGCACATTTTTGGACTTGGGGATTACCAGTACAAGGAACAAATAACGCAATGTATTTACAAGGTTTACCTTTTGCTTCTGGTACAATTGGTGCAACTTTTCATCCTATTGGTTGTGCTTTTTTTAATATGGGTGCTGATAATTATCATAACTTAGGTCTTCGTCTTGCCAACAATGTCACTTATGCTCCTTTGCTATTCTGTCGTAAAGATCCGGGTGATAAAACTCCTGCTTTATTTAGTGGTTTTATTAATTATTATACGAACTTTGAAGGAACAATTACATATTTAACAGCATAAATAGTCAAAAAGATATATGTCAATTCTAAGTGTAGATACAATACAACCAATCGGAAGTGGTAGCACAGTAACTCTGAATTCTGCAAAGATTGTTGTTGGAACTGGTATTACATTTGAATCAAACGGACAAGCAATATATGCAGGTATTATCACTGCAACATCATTTAGTGGGAGTGGTGCAAACTTAACTTCATTGCCAGCACAAGCAACTATCGCAAACAATGCAGATAATAGAGTTATAACTGGTGGTAGTGGTGTTAACTTAAATGGTGAAGCAAACTTAACTTTTGATGGAACAGAATTAAAGATAGGTGGAGACTCTAGTGTCGCTGGTACTTTTGGATTAGAGGTTTATAATACTGCTAGTAATGAAGGAACTGCACTAATTGCTGGTACACAAGGTGCAAGACTTGATATTATGGACACAGGTTCATCAGAAAGACTTAGAATCTCTGCTTCTGGTGCAATATATTTTATATCATATAAGAGTGGTGACGATATTATATTTCAAAACACAACTGGATCAGGAACAGCAGAAGTACTTCGTGTCAAATCTGATGGTAATGTTTCAATAGCTGATGGAAATTTAATTGTGGCGAATGGTCATGGTATTGACTTCTCTGCTACTAGTGACAGTGGTAATGGAACGATGGGAAATGAACTTTTCGATGATTATGAAGAAGGCTCGTGGACTCCATCATTTAGTACAGCAAATTCTTCTGGAACACTTGGAAGTTTGGCATATACTTATCAAGAGGGAAGATATGTAAAAATTGGGTCTACAGTTTATATAGAGGGTGCATTGAGAACATCAAGTGTTGCTAATAATGGAAATGGTACATATGATATTGCTGGTCTACCCTTTACTAATACTTCTGGTGGAACTAATGGAACTGCTGGTATCATTCTTTGTGGTTCACAATTTAGTTGGACTAATGCTCCACATCAATTTAGTCCGCTTGCTAGTGCTACATATATGCGAGCAAGAGGGGGAATATCTGTTGGAGATGCGACTTATACAAATGGTTACACTGCAGATTTTAACACCAGTTCTGGTTCACATAACAGAGTTTATTTTAGTGGAACATATAGTGTTGATTTCTAGGATGAACAAGAGTTCATATAGTGTGCTATACTAAGAAAACATTAAATTTATAAATTATTACTTTAAGGGTCATATGAACTTTACGGTTTACTCAAAGGAAGGATGCGATTATTGTGAGAGAATTAAAACAGTGTTGAGGTTGACAGGTTGTACATATGTGGTCTATAATTTAGAGGAAGACTTTACAAGAGAAGAATTTATTGCAGAATTTGGCGAGGGATCAACATTCCCTCAAGTGTCTTGTGATGGAAAAAAGATAGGAGGATCAATTGAAACAGTTAAATTCCTCAGAGAACAACAAAAGGTTTCCTGATCCACTAAATAATTCCAACATCCATTTCGATCGCGGGGTGGAACTCATCTTAAGGGGAGGTAAAAAGAAACCTAAAACCTTTCAAATTCAATTTGATCGGTTCTTAAATTTCTTTAAACGAGAAATCGAAATTAACTTTGCATTCTCAGTGAATGTAAAAAAACTATCCTCCGGAGAAAAAGATGACTTTAGAAGTTAGTTTAGTTATAGGTTCTTTTGTTACATTACTATTCTTTATTACAGGAATACTAATTGGTTGGACAGCAAGAGAATATATGAAAAACTATCGGGAAGTGCCAAGGCCACACCCAGAAATGTTTGATACTCAAGGAAACTTGATACCTGACGATATTGTAGCATTCAGATTTGAAAATTATGACAGCGAAAACAGCGAAGAAGACGACTACCAAACCTAAAACGGTTAGAGTTGCAAAACTTCCAGAATTACCACTAAAACCATTTGCTTTTGAAGTATTTGATTTAGCATCTAAACAAAGATCAAAGGCAAAAAAGGTTGAGGTATTACAGAAATATGGTGACTTATCACTCAAAGTGATATTGAAGTGGAACTTTGACACCAGTATTACATCTGTATTACCAGAGGGTGAAGTGCCATACACAGGATATGATCAGCAGACTACGAAAGGTGGAACTCTTACCACTAAAATTTCACAAGAAGTTCGTAGAATGCATGAGGCTGGATCTTTTTCATTAGGATCAAGCGATCAAGAAGGACATACAACCATTCGTCGTGAGTCAAAACATTTTTATCGCTTTGTAAGAGGTGGTGATGATGCAATGAATTCGATTCGTCGTGAGACTATGTTCATTAATATTCTTGAGGGATTACATCCATTAGAGGCAGATATTATTGTTCTTGTGAAGGATGGAAAACTTGAAGACAGGTATAAGATAACTAAAGATGTAGTAGCAGAAGCATTTCCTGATATCGTATGGGGTGATGCATAATGGCTAAAACAGCAGCAAAACCAAAGGAAATTGTGGAACCAAAACTAGATGGATCAAAATATTCGTGCCAAGTAATACTTGAGAAGTGCACACTTGAACAGGCTTATGATAGGTCATTGCCAACTGATGCAAGACTCATTCGTTATAAGGTAGATGGTAAAGATTTTCTTGATGTCACGAGATCTGCAAAGGCAGCAAATATATTTGACTTATACTTTGATACTTATGGTAAGGGTTCTCTACAATCAATTGATTATGGGAAAGGAACCATCTCACCCGGTCAGTGGGGTTATGTATCTCCTTCTGATGCTAAAAAGAAAAAGCGAAGATAGTTTTCATATATGCCGGAAAAAAACTCCGGCTATTTTTTCGTGTGTAGGGTTTTTACGAAAAGAAAACCAATTATTTAGACTAAGAATTGGTTAAAAACAGGTTAAATGTAAAGATTTTCTTAAATTGTAACACAAGTTACAAAAATACTTGACTATATAGAGTGAATGTGTTAATATAGACACATCGTTCATCCAAATGATAGAAGTTGCATTGCTATCTTCACTCCTCACACAACATGTTCTTGGACATTGGACAATGACATGCCAACAGTGGAACCAAAATCGGGCAGAGATTCTCAGTGATGATAATCACATACCTGATGCTAAAGAGTATCTTATAGATTACTTCTATAGCAAAGTGGAAGATAAAAATTGTAAACCATATACATTAGGACGCAAGTAAGCCGACTCGGAACGGGTTCGTTCATCCCTATGTACCACATTCTTCTTAGTCTAATAGCGATTGGAGCACCACTTGATTGTGAGACCTCTGCTGAACTATTAGATTCTGCAAGTAATAATCCTGATAAATCTGAGAGATTGGAAATAGCAAGGGTTGTGGTCGCACATACTGATCCAGTATGTTTTGGGGACGCAAAAGACGACTGAAGGAACGGATTTAAAACATCCAACTACTTTAGGAGAAACTCAATGGCAAAAGTCACTTATCGTGGTGTTACTTATGACACCGAAACTCGCGTACAAGAGCAGAAAACTCAAGAGCCTCAGAAACTTGTTTACAGAGGTATCGCTGTAAAAGGAGACAAGTAAGATGTTAGTTGTCTCAGAAATCATGCTCGCGAGCGTAGTTTTTTTGGCACTCATCTACGCTGAAGCACAATTACTATACAACTATAAGTAAGTAATTGCATTTTAAAATGAAGGGGGTTGACACCTCCTTTTTTTATGCTATAGTATATTTGTTGGACGCAACAATGGGAGTGACTGAATAAACTTACTGGCAACCGCTGGTTAAGGTGATGAGACACAGGTGGTGCTGCTGCGAAAGCAGAATCGATTTACCAATCGGGTCTCAGGCAAGAATGTATTTACTCTGTAGTAATGCCCATTCTTTGTTGGTACACAGGAACCCAACCTCCCTCCTAAATAATAAAGTAGACAATAAATATGCAACGCAAACCAAGAGCTAAACGACTTGTTAAAGTCTTGGAAAAATTAATCGCTCAAGAACATCTTTACACTGACGAGCAATTAAAAGAAATGAAACAAGCACTTCGTGTCGTAAAGAAAGAAATGAATATTCTAAATACTAAACTTAAAAGAGGTTTTGGTTCATGACCATAAAACTAATAAGTGTTTCTCCCGATGCGGAGAAAACAATGGCACATATTGCCAGAGTATCTAATCCGAATAATCAAGATAATCCAAATTACTCAGGATTACTAAGATATTGTATTAAGCATAATCATTGGTCTGTTTTTGAACAGTCATCAATGACTCTGGAGATAGAAACTACAAGAGCAATCGCAGCACAAATATTAAGGCATCGTTCTTTTACATTTCAAGAGTTCTCACAGAGATATGCACAAAGTAATGAATTAGGTAATATTCAATTACCAGATTTGAGAAGACAAGATAAGAAGAATCGTCAAAATAGCATTGATGATTTAGATCCTTTTGTTCAGCAAAAATTAGAAGCACAAATGATAACTCTTTTCAGTTCTGCTCAGTCATTGTATAATCAGATGATTGAAGAAGGAGTTGCGAAAGAGTGTGCTAGAATGGTATTACCACTGTGTACACCAACAAGAATCTATATGACAGGTTCTTGCAGATCATGGATACATTACATTGATCTGAGGACTGCACACGGTACTCAGAAGGAACATATGGACATTGCGGAAGCATGTCGATCTGTCTTTATTGAGCAGTTTCCTATAGTATCAGAAGCCCTTCAATGGGTCTAAATAACTACATCTAAAATCAAATTATGGCGACCTATCCAGTTGTTCACACAGAAACAGGTGAGCAAAAAGAAGTATCAATGAGTGTTCACGATTGGGATCAGTGGTGTGCTGATAATCCTAATTGGTCAAGAGATTATTCTGATCCATCTACAATGCCCGGAGTTGGTGAAGTTGGAGAGTGGAAAGATAAACTGAGAAAGAAAAATCCGGGTTGGAATGATGTATTAGCAAAAGCAGCGAAGAGTCATGGAAATAGAAAAGATCCTCGTTTAGTACAAAAACTATAATGCCTAGAAAAAAGAGAACTTCCGATCAACCGATTGGTGTTGGTTTGACCGCGAAGCAGTTTAAACGAAAGAAACCAGTAAATGCAGATTATCTAATTGATGTAGAACCGTTAACAGATAATCAAAAGAAATTGTTTGAATCATATAAACATAAGCAGATTGTTGCCTATGGTGCTGCAGGAACTGGAAAGACCTTTATAACCCTCTACAATGCGTTAGTTGATGTTTTAGATGAAACTACACCATATGAGAGAATCTATCTTGTGAGGTCTCTTGTTGCATGTAGAGAGATTGGATTTCTTCCCGGAGATCATGAAGATAAAGCAGATATATATCAAATACCATACAAAAATATGGTAAAATATATGTTCCAGATGCCATCAGATGCAGACTTTGAAATGCTCTATGGTAATCTCAAGGCTCAGGAAACAATTAAGTTCTGGAGTACCTCATTTTTGAGGGGAACAACACTTGATAATTGTATTGTTATAGTTGATGAATTTCAAAACTTGAATTTTCATGAATTAGATAGTATAATAACAAGAGTTGGTGAAAACAGTAAAATTTGCTTCTGTGGTGACGCATCTCAGACCGATTTACAAAAGACCAATGAAAAAAACGGAATCATGGATTTCCTAAAGATAGTTCGCACAATGCCATCATTCGATATTATTGAATTTGGTCTTGATGACATAGTTCGATCCGGACTTGTTAAGGAATATCTTGTCGCAAAAACGCAGTTAGGTATGTAATGTTTAATCATGTAGAACTTGATCTTCCAAAACTTTCGAGAGAAACAATTGATGGAGTTCGTTATTATTCTGTACCTGATGAGGAGGAACTACTTAAGTTAGTTTCAATCACATCAGTTACAAGTCATTTTAACAAAGAGATCTTTGTTAATTGGCGAAAAAGAGTTGGTAACGAAAAAGCAGATCGCATTACAAAGGCTGCAACAACTCGCGGTACAGACTATCATACACTTACAGAGTATTATCTGAAGAATGATAATTTACCAGAAGTGAAACCTATCTCTGAGTTCTTATTCAAGATCTCTAAATCCACACTTGGTAAGATAGATAATATTCACTCATTAGAAGGTTCACTTTATAGCAAGCAATTAGGTATTGCTGGAACCGTTGACTGTATCGCAGAGTATAACGGAGAGTTGGCAATAATTGACTTTAAGACATCAGCAAAACCAAAACCAAGAGACTGGATCGAACATTATTTTGTTCAGGCAATGGCATATGGTTGTATGCTTTATGAACTGACGGGTATATCTATTAAAAAATTAGTAATTATTATGTCATGTGAAAACGGAGAATGCATCGTCTATGAAGAATACGACAAAGCAAAGTACATCAAACTACTCGGAGAATATATTAGTAAGTTTGTTCAAGATAAACTGGAGCTCTATGGAACCCAATAAAGAACTTGAGAAGGCCATTGAGAAGAAGTTTCTGACACCTCAGAAGTTTGCGATCGAAATCGAAAAAATAGTTGCGGAAGAAAAAATCAATTACATTGATGCAATCTGCCACTATTGCGAAAGTAACAATCTTGAGATAGAATCAGTAACGAAACTCATTTCCAAATCACTCAAGGAAAGACTAAAGTGGGACGCAACTCGTCTCAACTACATGAAAAAAACAACTCGTGCTAGACTACCTTTATAATGAAAGTATCTCAATCTGAATTAATTCATCATCGATTACAAGCAATGCTCCGAGAGCATTCCTTTAGTGATCTCAAATATCTTGGTATAAGACCCGATAGTATCGGTGTTGACCAACATTGGTATATGATAGGTGATAATGAAGTCCCTGTCGATGCAATTGAAGAATTAGAAAGTGAAGAGACTGACGATGAAAGTGACACCATTTGAAACCTACCAGACATATCTTTCAATTAAAAATCATTTTTCCAGTTCAAAGTATGATTACTTTAAGTATGGAGGAAGATCAAGAGCAAAGGTAACTGCCTTTAATAAAAGGAAAGATAAGTATTGGTTTGAAAAGACATCAAGAAAATATGCTGACAATAATATTGTTGACTTTCTTGTGTCTAACTTTGTGACCGCAAATAATCCATCAAGTTTATGGATTGGTGAAATTATTAATTCTGGTGAGAGAACTTACTCAGAATGGTCACGCAAACAACAAAGTTTGAGTTACATATTCAAAGAACAGATCACGCAACTGTTTGAAGAATATACTCTTGATGAGTTATTTGATTGTACAAATGGTCATCCTCCAATACTCAAAGAGTACTTGGGTGATCATATCGATCTCGAAACAGTTGTAATACTTGAAAAGGTATTTGAATTCTGTAGTCAATTTGACAGAAAACTTAATGACCCTGTGTGGGAAACCGTAAGTATGAAGATTAGAAAGTATTCCCCTTTCATAAATATAGATGTGTTACAATATAAAAAAGTCCTAAGAGAAGTAGTAAATGGGTAAGTTTTTTGAGTCTGAATTAGTTCGAGAAGAACTAGAAGAAATCGGTAAACTCCAACAGGAGATTTACGGAAATGTCATTAGCTTTCCTACTATGTCTCGTCAAGAACAATTGGAACATGTTGATAAATTGACTGAATTGCTTGACAAACAAAAAATAATGTATGCAAGATTATCACTATCAGATGATCCTGAGGCCATTGAACTATTGGGTTCAATGAAATCATCATTTCATATGATGGGTTTTCCTGCAGATATGAATGTTAATCTTTTCTTCGATGAAGCGAAAAAAACAATAGAGACTCTAAGAGTGTCTATTGACAAATAGTATGAATCTGTTATACTAGTAAAGTAAATCTACCAAAATCCAATTAAATCCGAGGTAATCCAATGTCGTTTGCTAATCTAAAAAAGCAATCTAAATTAGGTTCTTTAACTGCAAAGTTAGTTAAAGAAGTAGAGAAGATGAACAATAACGGTGCTTCTGGAGATGACCGTCTCTGGAAACTCGATGTAGACAAAAGTGGTAACGGTTATGCTGTTATTCGTTTTCTACCTGCACCTGAGAATGAAGATCTTCCGTTCGTTAAATTATATTCACATGCGTTTCAAGGCTCAGGTGGATGGTATATTGAGAACAGTTTGACCACATTAGGTCAAAAAGACCCAGTGTCAGAATATAATTCCCAGTTGTGGAATAATGGAACTGATGCCGGTAAGGAAATGGCAAGAAAGCAGAAACGCAAATTGACCTATATTTCCAACATCTATGTTGTGAAAGATCCTGCAAATCCAGAGAATGAGGGTAAGACTTTCTTATACAAATATGGTAAGAAAATCTTTGATAAACTCACTGCAGCAATGCAACCTGAGTTTGAGGATGAAGAAGCAATCGATCCATTCGATTTCTGGCAGGGTGCTAACTTCAAATTGAAAGCAAAGAATGTTGCTGGATATCGTAATTATGACTCTAGTGAGTTCGCTGCTGTATCACCATTATTAGATGATGATGATGCAATGGAAGCAATCTGGAAGAAAGAATTATCTCTTTCTGAGTTTGTTGAACCTGCACAGTTCAAGACATACGATGAACTTAAAGTTCGTCTAGAGTATGTTCTTGGTAAGAGAGGTGCTAGACCAGCCGCTCAAGATTCAGAAGTTCAAGAAGAAGAGTATGAGACAACTCCTGTCGCAGAGGCAAGAGAAACAGTTTCATCTGTTGCTTCAGGTTCAAGTGAAATTGAAGATGATGATACACTATCTTATTTTCAACGACTTGCTGAAAATTAATGAGATATAATCAGACCTGTTTAACCTTGTTGGTTATTGCAGCATGGTTAAATCTTATTTTAAAATAACTACAAGGGGTTTCACGACCCCTTTTTTTATGGCATTGATATATTTAAATTTTCTGTCTGTGCGGTATTATCATCAATTCTTTGAGTTGATTCATCGTAAATCATAATCTCTCTAAAATCATCTAAGAACTGTTGTAAGTATCCTCTTTTTAGAACAAATATATTTCTCTTCTCTTCATTCCTTATAGTCTCGTATTCATAATTAGATATCGCATTTACTGGATTATCAATACTTGAAACATTAGTTCCGAGTTTTGTCAAATCATTTGTATATGTGATACCACTATCATAGTATGCTATTTTAAAATTTTGATTAACTCTTTTTCCCTTCTCAAGTATTATCTTACCACTTGAATCTTTTACTTGTTTTGTTTCATAGAATTTAATATCAGTTAGACCACTCAATCCATATTTGGTTACTGAGTATTCATATAGATCTTGATTTGATAAAGGCCATTCATCACGAATGTTAACAATACCTGCACATACAACTACAACATAGTCAAGACCATCACTACCATATAATTCTTCTGCAACATTATCTGGACGAAATCCTTCTGGTATCTCATACCTATCAAATAGTGTGATGATACTTTGTAAATCTTCTCTTAGTTTGACACGACGAAATAAATTCTTTGCATCAACATAATCAAGTGATGAGTTCTTATCACTTAGAAACGAAGGGTAGCGTAATGTTGGTAACTCTCTGAAATATCCCATATTAGAATCCTACTGAATTGTCACTATCTTTATAATCAACATCGTAAATTGGTTCAATCTCTTTAAATGTCATGTCCATTTGCATTGATATTGGTGTTGCATCATCATATGTAGTGTGAAGTCCTTCTGCTGTATAGTTAACAGAAAAGTCTGTCAAGAAACACTGTTTAAATTTATGTAGAAAAGGGTGATCACGATTTCCCTTACGATATCTTAATTCAAAGATGTTTGGTGATTTTAAAAATATTGATGATCCTCCTAGTGATCCACTTCCTTCAGTATTTGCTTTAGGAGCCATGTTTTGTTTGAATGATCTAATTATTAATTTACATTGCCTTGCTTCTTCTTGACTGCGAGGTGTCATTTTAAATGAAAATCTAAAACTTCTTAGGGTTGGTTTATCAAATAATAATTCAAGGTTGGGGTTAAATACCTGACCAGTTGATCTTGCAAGTAATTGTGATGTAGATACATTTGCACCGAATACTCCAAGTGCTGATGATGTAAGTTTTGCATTAAGACCTTGTTGTGCAGCATTCACTAATCCGGGTGTATTACCAATCATATTTTCTGCACCTGCTTTTCCTTTTGCAACTAAGTCTGATATTGCCTCACCTGCACCTTTCTTACCTTGTATTGAATCTGATAGTGCTTGTCCTCCTTCTTTCATCACACCTGAAATAGCACCAGCAGCAGCACCAGCAATAGTATTCATTTCACTATCACCAAATTGAACACTGTTACTATCTTGCACTTGTGATGGTACTTGTAATAATATAGATCCATCATTTATAACTGCTTTTCTTGCGAGTGATCCTGAAGTAGTACGACCTACTGCACGATTTAATGTATTTGCTCCTGATCCAGTTGGTCTTATTATCTGGTTAGGTGGTCTTTTAAATTCTATAATATCAATCTGTAAGTAATCAGTTGTGCCTGTTAATGCTTCTAAAGGATATCTCAATACACCACCACGACGCTGAGACTTTGCAGATGCTTGACCTCTTGATGTTATATTTTTTTGACTATCTCTTCTACTATCAAATTGCTTTGGATCAACTTTGTTTATTGTACTTGAACTTTTCTGAACTCCCCCATTAAATGCAGATCCTCTTACATTAGTATTTGTATTTGGGTTTACATAAGGAGTTCCACTTCTATTTTTAGCACCACTACCTCTAGTTCCTCTTGCCATATCGACCTTATTTTTTAACTATTTAGACGCATTCTACCGAAGGGTAAAGCCTGAAGGTCTGTAATCTCTTCAGGATAGACACGATATGTGTTTCCAATTACATTTGAGAAGGAGTAAGATCGTGCTTCACCATGATGAAAATTAGTTCCACGAAATCCCCATGAGTATACATCTGTGACTGCAACTAAAGGGTTTGCATCATATCTACCACTTGATGATGGTGAATATGAAAACATAAAAAATTGTCCTGCCTGTGGAGCAGATACACTGTCACTAATGACTTCTTCAATTTCGACCATTAATTCATCAGGATCTTCGATTCCGATTAAACGATCTAATACTGGACTAATACGATTCATTTGATTCCGAGTTCATCCTCTGTCATCACCTTAAATTCATACAAACGATCCTTACAATAATCAACTGCTGCATGCCATTTTGCTTGGTTGCGAGCATATTCATATGCTTCACGAAGATATCCTTTTGTTTGCCTCTTTGGTTTAACAGGAGGTTTAAGTTGTTTTTTGGGTTTGACTTCGATAATATATTTTTTTATTTTACCGGTAGTCTCCTTCAGTTTAACATAAAAATCTGGAAAATACCTATGGATACGATTATCAATTGGAGAACGATATGGTATTACGATCTCTTCACTTCCCCATTCAAGTATATTCTCGTTCAAATCACAGTAAACCATGAATTTTCGCTCCCAAAGTGAACGATAAATGATGTTTGATGGATTACCTTTGTACTTTCGCGGGTGTGACGGTGAATATCTCCCTTTATATGACATAAATAATACTATAGTAAAATCATATAGGTATTTAGTGTGAGTTTTGTACAGAAAATCACAATGAGTGATGCCAAAGTTAAATTTGGTAGTTTATCGTTAAATAATCAATATCAAGTTCACTTTGCCGGTATCAATGGTGTTGTGATTAATTATCTTAGGTTTGATAAGAGAATTGATAATGCTCAAGACTTTATCAGTCGTGAGGCTGGAATCCTTTGTAGTGATGCATCACTTCCAGCAAGTGCATTTGCAACCGCAGAAGTTAAAGATAATTTTATGGGAGTGCCACAAGAGTTTGCACATTCAAGAATCTATACAGATATTGACTTTACATTCTATGTGGATGAAGATTATACATTATTGAATATATTTGAAGGTTGGATGGATTATATTTCAAGTGGTGCAGGTAGAGAAGTGGCAGAATTCCAAAAACCATTCTATCGTAGAATGAGGTATCCTGATTCTTATAAGTGTGATACTATGTTTATTACAAAATTTGAAAAGAATCAAAAAAGAAAACTTAGATATCAATTTATCAATGCGTTTCCAAAGTCTATATCACCAATACCCGTTACTTACGGGGCTGCAGACTTATTAAAAGTATCTGTAAGTTTTAACTATGATCGCTATATAGTTGCGAATCAAATAGATTCGTGATATAATACTAAATAAAACACTGAATTGAATAATTATGCCTTTACCTAAGATTAATACCCCAACTTATGAATTAATATTACCATCAAATAGTAAAAAAGTTAAGTATCGTCCATTTCTTGTTCGTGAGGAAAAAATACTGATATTAGCATTAGAATCGAATGATCCTAAGAATATCACAAATGCAATCATGGAAATCATGACTGACTGTATTTTTACTAAAATTGATTTGACATCACTTCCAAGTTTTGACATTGAATATTTGTTTCTAAATATAAGATCCAAGTCAGTAGGTGAAACTGTTGATATAATTGTGACTTGCCCTGATGATGGTAAAACAACTGTTGAAACATCAGTGAATATTGATTCGATTAAGGTAAAGAAAACTCGTGGTCATAAGAATATTGTTAAACTTGATGATCAATATTTCATGAAGTTGAAATATCCATCAATGAAGCAATTTATTGAGAGTAATTTTGATGTAGAAGAGGCATCATCAAATGTGAATGAGTCTCTTGCTATGCTTTCATCATGTATTGAGATGGTTTATAATGAAGAGGAAAGTTGGGAGACAGACGACTGTTCCCCAGATGAATTGAAAGACTTTATTGAACAGTTAAACACAAAACAATTTAAGGATGTTGAGAACTTCTTTGATACTATGCCAAGATTAGAGCATAAAATCAAGGTTAAAAATCCAAATACTGGTGTTGAATCTGATGTAGTACTGGAGGGATTGGCAAGTTTTTTCAGTTAGGTATGGCCCACACGAATCTGGAGTCATACTATAAAGTTAATTTTGCCTTGGTTCAGCATCATAAATACTCTTTGACGGAGATTGAAAACATGATGCCTTGGGAGAGAGATGTTTATGTCACTCTATTGAAACAATATATTGATGAGGAAAATTTAAAACAACAACAAAGTAGATCATAGTGGCGGTTAAATCAAAACCAAAAATAAATGTTACTAAACTCATGGACTTGCAAGAGGATACCCGATTGCGAAGTCTAAAAGAGCAAGTAGATAGTGGTGGAGAAGTAAGAGCAGCGAAAAGAAGAAAATCAAAAAAATCTTTTAGTGAGATTAAGGCAGAAATAGATGCTAAGAAGATAAACAAAGATAAACTTTTAGGAACTAAAGGTGTACAAAAAACAAATGCACTTCTTATGGAATCAAATAAGATTCTTATAGACATTGCATCTGTTATATCAACTGACTTTACGACAAGGATTGAAGGTGAAAAGCAAGAACTAAGAGATTTGCAATCTAAAAGACAGAAGGGTGAGGTTGCAGAGAAAGAAGGTAAATTAGAAGGTAAAGGGCAATCAACAAATAAAATTAGTGCAGCAGCACAAAAAATGATGCAACCTATCATGGGTGCTTTTGATAAAATAAAAGAATTAGTGTCAATTATTGGATTAGGAATACTTGGTAGTGGAGCACTTGAATTTTTAAAAGATCCAGCAAACCTTGAGAAGGTCAAGGGATTCTTTGATTTTATTGCCAAACATTGGAAATGGGTTTTAGGTGGATTAGGTGTATTAGTCGCACTTAAGTTTGTAGGGCCCAATTATTACTCTTGTTAAAGTTGTAAGAAAGGCAGTTAAAATACTTCTAAAATTTGGTAAATTTGTTAAAAATTTGCCGAAAAGATTAAGAGTTACAAGAAAATTAATCCAAAGAGCATTTAAGAAAAAATTTGGAACAAAGGTAGGAACAAAAATAGGAACAAAAATAGGGCAAAAAGTTACTAAGAAGGTAGCAACTAAAACTGCCACAAAAGTTGCGGTTAAGTCAGCAGGTAAAGGACTTGGAAAGTCAGTATTGAAAAAAATTCCTCTTGTAGGACTAGGATTAGGTGCAGCATTTGCAATCGATAGGTTAAGAGGGGGTGATTGGAGTGGTGCATTAATGGAATTAGGATCTGGTGCTGCGTCCATGATTCCCGGTGTTGGAACTGCTGTATCTGTTGCTCTTGATGCTGGATTGATAGCAAAAGATGTTGTGGATGCAAAAAATCAAGAGGCAACTGAAGGTGGTGAAGTCACTGCAAGGAAAACAGGTGGAAATATATCAAAAGGAAAACCATATCTTGTTGGTGAAGGTGGCCCAGAATTATTCAAACCAAATATAAGTGGATCATTATTGAGGGCGGGTGCTACAGCAGAAACATTAAAAACATTAGCAGAGGATGAATCACCAAACATAATTCAAATGGATTTACCTGCAATTAAATCAGCACCCCCAACTGTTCCAACAAAATCAGTTCCTGCAAATGAGGTTGAGTTGATAAGTCCTGTTAATACACTGAATGAATATATGTTGGTAGTACCTGATCTTCTAGGGATATCTGTATGACAACTAACAACGCTGCAGCATCACAATTAAAATTAAATGTAACTAACATTAAAAGTGTGTTGGTTAAAGGTAATAAGAGTATGACACGCTTGAAAGCGTTTAAGGCGAAAACAATATTTAATATGGAACAAGATGATTTAAGAAAGAAAGAAGAAGAGTCGTTAGAAGCAGTCAAACCAAAAAAGAAAAAGATTACAGCAGATAAATCACCAGTCAAATCTAAGGGTGGTATCTTAAATAAGTTGATGACATTTGCTGGTATTATATTAGGTGGTGTTTTAGTAAATGCATTACCAGCAATACTTAAAAAATTAAGAGATATATTTACATCGGTCTTTAATTTCTTAAAACCTGTTGGTAAAGCAATAATGGGAATTATAAACTTCATTAGTGGTGACACGATGGATATGAGTAAATATGATTCTCAGAAAGCAACTGTTGATGATCAATTTAATCAGTTGAAAGAGGCATCAGATCAATTAAATGAAGACATTAAACCCATAACTGAGGTAGAATCATTACTAGGTGATTCCTCTGAATTGGATGAAGAGGGAGAAATTAAAGGTAAAGAAGAAGTAATTCAAGATAACCAAGAAACTGAATCAACAATAACACCAACTGACAATTCAATTGATACTAGTGGAATGGTAGAATCAACTACACCAGAGGAGAGAGAAAAGGCTGCAGTTCAAACTATGAAGACTGATCAGAATGTTCAGAAAAAGAATGAAGGTGGTAAGATAAGTACATCTAAAGGTAATATCAAAGATAGT